AATCCCCCTCTCTCCGCCAGGATTCGCGTAAGTGTTTGATTAGCTTACAAAAAAAGCCAGCCTCAGCCGCTGGCTTTTTTGCTTTTTACCCCCATCATTTCTTGCGCAGGGATACTTTGGGGATAATCCCACATTTCCCCTGCGTTCCCCTGCACGTTAAAGCGATACGGGCACGGTGAAAAAGTACCATTGTTGACTGTACGGATTTACAGTGTTAGCATTTGGTAACTCGGTGCCCTCTTGGAAAACAAGGCGGTGCCTAATTGCATTTCAAAGAGAGCAGTAAAAATGGAGATGGCAAATGCTTTATAGCCCAAAGTCGATTGCTAATTACTTCCTTGACTTAGCTAAAGCGAGCAACCAGCCGATCAGCCCAATGAAGCTGCAAAAGTTGGTCTACTATGCCCACGGTTGGTATGCCGGCTACACGAACAATCCGCTCATTGATGAGGCCGTAGAGGCATGGCAGTACGGGCCAGTAATTCCCTCGCTGTATCAGGAATTCAAACGGTTCGGCGCTGGTGCGATTGAGGCCAAAGCGACGGAATACAAGGATGGCCAGTTCCGTGAGGTTCCTGTGCCAAGCGATACTTCGCTGCGGACGTTTTTAAATAACATCTGGCAAAGCTATGGTCAGTTCACTGGCGTCAAGTTATCTGAGATGACGCACGCTTCCGGTAGTCCGTGGGATCAAACGTGGACTGCGGCCGGCGGTCTCAAGGGTGTAGACATTCCGCTTCCCATGATCATTCAGCACTTCAAGGCGACGATTGAGGCTTCGAAGCAGAAAGGCGCGGCAGCATGACCGAAGGGACCGACGGCATTGGCAACGCGACGACCATCGGCTCCTTGCCAATCGACCCTGCTGCAGAGCCATCTAAGAACCAACAGTCGCCCGTTTCTAGTCAGCAGGAGGTTGAGTTTTTTCGACAGTCTCAGGCTGAATTTGAATTGGAGAATAATCGCCAAAACCTCGGATGGCTTGGTGGAATTTTTGGAGGGAAGGAAAGTGCGCCGACCAACATCGTTGGCTTGGCGGTGGGTGTAGCCCTGTTTGGCATGTTGATCAGTGCATTTTGTGCGCCGACGCAGTCGATGGCGGATCTTCAAAAGTACCTCGGTGGCATCATTACCACTGGCATCGGCTTCTTGGCTGGCACTGCCACATCTTCCAAAAAACAATAGCCGGCATTGCCGGCTATTTCTCTATGCGAGCTGCGCGAACAGTCGCGCTGCGCGTTCCTGGATCATAGTTCACGTGCTTCCACTGTGGTTGGCCAGGCAGTCCTGATGGCGGATTGAATCTTCGCCATCTCTCGGTCGTCGTTCTGGCCGTCGATCCATTTAGCATACACTCGGAAGAACATCTCCAAGCTGTGGCCCAGCTGGCGTGCCATGAACGCCGGGTTGGCGCCGGCCATAAGGCCGATAGTGGCGTACGTGTGGCGCGAGCTGTACGCGCGGCGATGGCGGATGCCGAGGCGCTTGAGCGTCGTTGTCCACCAGGTAGCGCCCGTGATTCGGTGATACAGCCACGGCTCGTTGTAATACGGGTCATGGAAGACTTTGCCATTGGTGGTAAATGACCGCTGTGCGATCAGGGCGGCCAGCGCTTCGTGCGTCAGCTTGACGATGCGGCGCGTGGAGGTCTTGGTCGAGTCCTGCTCTTCGTCATAAACGACGACGGCTTCGACCAGGATCTCGCCTTTGTTCAGGTCCACGTTTGACCACTCCAGCGCGATGGCTTCCGACGTGCGCAGGCCGGAGAAGAACTGGAACTGCACATAGTTCTGAATCTGAGGGCTGTAATTTTCGGCGATGCTGCCCAGGATCTTTTGCACTTCGCGCAGCGAGAACGGATCCGGGTCGGCGGTCTGCACCAGTGCGTACTCCAGGCCCTCGCAGGGGTTCTCTTTGATCTGCTTGTCGCGCACGGCAAGGTCAAACACGCTGCGGATGATCGAGAGCTGGTTATTGCGGCTCTTGTTGCTCTTCCAGGTGCCCTGCTTGAGAGCGTGCTTGATGTCGGAGTGGACGATCAGTTTGATCGGCTTGTTTGGAATATGCTTCTTCCAGAAATTGTCCTTCTGCTGGCGGTACATCTTCTTCGTGGAAGGCTTGTGCTCCAGCAGGTCGCACCAGCGGTCAATCAGGTCAAAGAACGGCTCGTCTCCCGTCTTTGCCTTCGGCGCTGGCGCGGTGGTAGAGTCGGGGAAGGTGGCGCGGTAATCGAAGGTGCCCAGGCGGATCTGGTCGCGTACTTCCGCGACCAGGCGCGAGGCGTACTTCACATTCGCCGGCGTTGGCTCCAGCATGGAGCCGTCCATGCGAACGGTCTCCTTGCACTGCTTGCCGTCAAATGTGAAGAAGACGCGGATGCTGTTGTCGCGGACTTCAACGCCGCTCAGTTTTGCTGCTCGACCCACTTGTAATACTCCTGGAGGTTCATGGTGATGCGGCCATCAGGGGCCTTGCGGTAGTGCTTGCCGTTGATCCATACGCCGTCTTCCACCTTGCGGCGTACTGCCTTCTCGGTATAGCCAGTGAGGGCGGAAAACATCGGGATCAGCATCCATTGCAGGCTGATTGAGTCGAGGCTGTTCGTCATCGCGGTCATGCGTTCTGTTCCTTCGCAATAGTTTTCGTGGGTGCTGGATTTACTCCGAAATTCTGATATAGGCCCGGCTTATGGGCTGGACCGATGCGCTCAACCTGCAGGGTTCGGAATGAGCGCATTTCGGCTATTTCCGCCTCTAGGCGCTCGATGTAGTCAGCGGCCTCTAAGTCGAGTGCGGGCGGCTTGATAATGGTTTGGCCCGCCACAGTGCGCAACCGCCTGACGATGTCCTGGCTTTTCGATGACGGGGCTGGACGGTCGGCGAGATAGGCTGCTGCCATCGCGAGTACCGATCCGCGTTCACTGTGGCGAAGAAGGCTCTGATCGACAGTGCCACGGGCCTGCAGGTCCAGCTTTGCGTGCAGCAGTTGGTGTGCCGGCATGAAGCGTTTCAGCGTGCCCATCACATCGGCGCTGGCGTACAGCTCGGCCATAAGGGTTTGGATAACGAGCGCAGCCGAAAGCGTGCCCTTCGGTACGTTGGTGTGATTTTTAAAGGCGTTCATACTTTGCGTTTTCTATTACGGTGACTATGCGGTGGCCAGCAGTACCAAGAAGGCGCTGCCGGCGGCGAGAACGGCGAACATCGCCAGGTCGAGGAAAAATCCTTCTTTCATGATCACGACCGGCCAGGGGTTGGGAAAGGCCATGCCGCTGCTGGCACCAGGCGCGTTTTCTTGACCGTAATGGCGGGTCCGTCGGTTGCTTGCTGGGGGGCGGAAGGCGTTGGTTTGCGGGCCACGGTGAGGGTCCTCCTGTGGGCGCCTTGCTCGGTCGGATCGTCCGGTATAGCGGCGTCCATCGCTTCGAGTGTGCTATCAGCCAAGTCGCCGTGATGGGCGTATAGGCCCGCGCTTAGCTGCTCGGAGATGACGATGTCCATCAGAAGCAGCTGGACCTCGCTCAGCGGCGCTTGGTCGATGTAGTTGCACACGTTCTGATCGCTAAAGTGATTGTCAAAATCTTTGGGGTCGAAGAGATGCCCGATCAGGTCGTCCGGGAAGGTGCAGTTGTTGTCTTGGTCCCTAACCAGCAGCTTGACGACCTCCCGCAGAAGCTGGGTCGTCATGCCCTTGGCCTGAGCGCGTGCGCGAATCTTCAGGTACAGGTCGGTTCGGCGCTGGGTTGCCTCTGCGGCTGATTCCTTTGGCGTTGCTGCTTCAGCGGCAGTTTCGCCTTCCTCCGCTGGCGTGGCGCCAGCCTCGTTCTTGGCTGGCGCCGACGCGGTGTTATTCGTCGCCGACGCCGTACCGTGCGCTTCAGGAAGGCAGGCACCCGCTACCTCCAACGCTGCTTGGACTTGGTGGCGCGCGTAGAGGGCCGTCAGGCCGGAGGACTCCTTCAGGTAGCCGATTGCTGGTGGCATGTCATCGGCACGCAGATAGGTTGCCACGTTGCCTTCCATCTTGGTCTTCGGGTTCACGCGCTGGAACGTGTACAGCGGAGTACCTACGGCGACCTCAGCGAAGCCTGCTTGGAATATGCGGTTGTAGAAGGCGCGACGGTCATCGCCCTCGTACACGGGAATACCGGCCTGGCGTGCTTGAACTTCGATTGATGCTTGACGTTTGACTTCGTTGGCCTGGTGGGCCTGGGTTTTCTCGGCAAAGCATTCTGGATCGGTGCAGACGTCTGCACCAATGCCTTCGAAGACCTCTGGCTGATTGCCGGCACGTTTTGGGCAGTCGGTACAGCTGCCGGCGCCGCGCAGGAGCTTGGCATCTTTGATCGGGAATGCGGCTTTTTTCAGGTTCAGCATGTAGCGATCCTGAATCCATGCTTTCGCTTCACGGAACGACATGGGGCCAGCTTTCGGACGGTCGGCCAAGATCTCGTCCAGCGCCTTGTTTTGCAGGTCGGGAACTGGAATGCGGGCGATCAGCAACGCGGTCGAGGGCGGCAAGGCATCCTTGTCGTTCATGAAGATCTCACGGGCTTTGAGCGACAGCGCGCACAGCTTGAGGCTCGCGTAAATGTAGGCGCGGCTCTTCTTCGTGATATCCATCAGTTGCTTGACGTCGTAGCCGAATGCCTGCATCAGCTGCTGGTAGCCATCCGCTTCCTCAAGTGGGTGAGGGTCTTCGCGTTGAATGTTTTCGAGCAGTCGAATCTCAGCGGCCTGAGCGTCGGTTAGATTCCGAACCATCAGCGGGACGGTCGAGATCTCGGCAATGATCGCAGCGCGGAAGCGGCGCTCGCCTGCGACGATCTCAAAGCGCTGCGGAGAATCTGCTGACATTGGGACCGGACGTGCAACAAGCGGGGCTAGAATGCCCACGGACTTCATGCTTGCCGCCAGGCCATGCAGGGCTTCGACGTCGAACCACTTGCGGTTGTCGGGTGAAACGCGCAATTCGTAAATTGGTTGATGCTGATAGCCTTCGGTCACCAGTTCGTCAGCCACGATTACGCGGTCTACCGGCATCGGTACATGGGGCGGCGGGAGTAGTACGAGTTTAGACATAGCGGGGCTCTCGATTAGTCGCGGTCATTGGCCGCGAGGGATTTGAAGTCAGTGCTGGCAAGGCGGCGAACTGGATGCTTGCGGGCGTAGGAGCGCAATGCCCGACCGAGGCTGGGGTCGCCTAGGGCTGCGTCGAGGGGCATTGCGATGCGCAGCGCGCGGTGTGCGGCTGCCAGGGTTGGGCGGTCAGGTTCGGCCGGCATGACGGTGATCCCGCAGGGAGAGTCGCCGATGCGCTGCACTGCGGCATCGGCGGCGCTGGCCGCGTCAGATGCGTGCGTCTGGAACATCGTTGTTCCGGCGCTGGTGCGAACTTTGACGTTGAACTCGTGCACCAGCTGGTCGTGGGCTGCCAGGGCGGCGCGCAGGTCGTCGGCGGTGTCTCCCCGCATACCTGCAAAACCTGCTTGTACCAGCAGCTCCGTGGCGTTTGCCGCGGCGAGTTGGAGCGTTTTCATGCTCGCGACCAAGGCGGCGGCGTGCTCGGTGAAATGGCCGCTATCGGGGATAGATGGGAGGGGCGCGCTCACTTGCACACCTCCTGCACGCTCGATGGGGAGTTGTGTGCAGACGTCTGCACACGCTGTACCGATGGGGCAAGGTTGCGCGCCTTGATGTAGTCGTGGCCCTTGAGCCCAGCAAAGGGATCTGGCCGGCTCGCGCGAATCCGAACTACTGGATTTTCGGCGAGTGCTTGCTCGTTGAAACCGCGTGGATGGGATTCGGGTGAGGCCATGTTTGCTCCTATCAAAGAATTGATACGAGCGGAGTATAGATAATCTATTCCACGAAGTAAAGAAAAACTATACTTTCACGTAAAGTTACTCTAAATTCTCTCCAATTGTCACAACACTTGCTAGCTTCGCGACCTCCGACGCAAGCGATGCGGCCAGCCATTTGGCGTCGGACTTAATGGTTCCGTCCCATCCTTCAAAGTCCCCGGAGGTCAGAAGGTGATTCAGTGCGGCAAGCTGGGCTGCGCGGGACTCCAGATAGTCGCCCAGGCTCTCCTTTGCGACTACAACATCAACACCTGGCATAACGGATATCGTAAGGAAAGCTGCGGGTCGATTCTGGACTGTATTGTCATTTTGCATTGAGAGTTTCCAAAAAGAATTGCGGAGTTCGCCATTATAGTAGGATGGCTTCACCGTGTAGCTATCACTGGTTGTGGCTATTCTCTACACTGCGCCTCTATGAGTAGAGACATTTCCCCTTTTGGCCTTCGAATGCCAGCCGACTTGAAGGCTCTTCTCGAAAGATTTGCCCGCAGGAATGCCCGCTCCCTCAATTCGGAGATCGTGGGGCGTTTAAACGATAGTGTGGATGCTGCGCAGCGGCCGCTGCGCAGCTATTCGGATGGCGAGTTGATTAGAGAGCTGCTGGACCGCTATGAGCGGGGGATGGTGTCTATCCGCATTGGGCGCCCCGAGGAAGGGCCGTAAGCTTACCGGGCTTTGGGTGGGCAGGTGTCGAGCAGCGCCATAATGGCGCTTTGGATATGTGGCGGAACTTCGCGCTCGGCCAGCGCTGTATTGATGTGATTCAAGAAAAATTCATAGCCGGGTGCGGATGCCAGCCGTACCTTATCGCCAGCGCTCGCTGTGCGAGTGGCGTCAACGTTCTGCTCCACTGAGGCAGGAAGCGAATAGCCGGTTATTTTGCTGATCGCCAGCATTTGGGCCAGGCTAGGCTGATGCTTGCCCAGCTCCCAGTGCGAGATATTCCCCTTCGTGTTTCCTCGGGTCGTCCGGAGTTCGAGTGCGAGCTTGGCGCCAAGCGCTTCGCCGGAAAGGCCGGCGTGTTTGCGCGCGCTGCGAACCCAGCTTGCGATTTCATTTTTAATTTCCATTCCGTCATCGTATAGGTTTTCTAAACCATTATGGGATAGAAAAACTTGACTTGCTGGTATAGAAAAACTAGACTTCGGGCTTGGCATACTTTCTCTCAACACAATGAACTCCTCTCCAATAGACGAAGTCGTCGCAGTTTTGGGCTCGCTCCAAGCGCTGGCGACGCACTTAGGCGTAACGAAGGGTGCGGCCGGGCAGTGGAAATTGCCCGGCCGTCGTGTCCCAGCAGAGTATTGCCCGACGATCGAGAAGCTGGTTCAGGGCAGGGTCAGGTGTGAAGCACTTCGACCGGACGTGGACTGGGCATATCTGCGCGGCACCGGGCAGGTGCAATCCCCTCATTGACGGTTCGAAGTGTAGAGCCGAAAGAGCAGTAGCAAAACCATAATATTTAGGAGTTTGTATGGATGTTCGCAGCGCTATCTTGAATCTGATCAACGCGATCCCTGGCAAATGGGTCGTGGCCGCAGCTCACCTGGGGATGACGGAGAACTCACTCCGTAATCGCGCATACGAGACCAAGGGGCAATCCCTCTCGACGGACCACGCCCTGGCCCTGCAGCAGCTTGCCGGCACCACGGACTTTGCGGAGGCGATTGCGGTGGCAAGTGGAGGTACTTTCGTAAAGCTGCCCGAAGCCGGGGAAATTGAAAACGAGTCCATCCAGCTCCTATTTAACGAGAACTATGCTGAGCTGGGCAAGCTCTTCAGCACGTTCATCAGCGCCATTGAGGACGACCAGATCGACTCAATCGAGCGTCAGCAGTTGGAGGCGCTGGGCGCACAGTTGCACCGAAAGACTGAAACCTTGCTCGCTGTCATATTCAGCGTGTACTGCCCGCGCGCGAAGGCAGTCCGCGCCGAGCCGCTGCGCGAGGTGGCGTAATGGCTCACTTCAATATGCCGCGTCGCGGCACAGCGGCGTACAACGCAGTGGTGACGCTCTATGCAGCCCGCGCGCCACTGTCGGCGGCCACCCTGGCCGCACGGTCGGGTTGGAAGCGTGGTGCGGTCCAGTTCGAGGATGAAGTGATCGGCTCCCTGTGCGCGGCTGGCCTGGCCAGCATCACTCCAAAGGGCATCGAGATTACTAGGGCAGGCAGCAAGTTCGTCGGCCCCAAGGATGCGGGACCAGAGTACGAGGGTATCCCTGCAGCACCGCGCGTCGGTTCGGGTTTCCGCCCACTGCGCAGTCGCAGCCCAATGGTGATCCGCGCAGGCGCCCTGGACTACCGCAGCATCCCTTCGGTGATGGGCGGTGTGCAGGTTCCATACAAGTCCTCGGTGCGCCCGGAAAGCGAGTAAATGGCGACAGTCAACGACGTACTGGCACAGATGGCCGCGCACCTTCCCGCGCTGCCACCGACGCCACTGGATCTCAATGCCAAGTTCAAGAAATTCGGGAAGGGTAAGAAGTCCTGGTACAAACTCTCTGAGATCAAGCTGGACGACGGCCGGTTTGTTATCGCGGGGGCGTTCGGTCGCTTCCAGGGGCGCGATCCCGGCACCGTCAAGGTCGAGATTGGGCGAGCCAGCCTGAGCGATGCTGACCTGGCTGCGATTAAGCGCCGACAGGAAGAAAAACAGAAGCAGGAGGATCAGCGTCGCCAGCACGTCGCTGGCCTCGCCGCAGGCCGTGCGCGCCGTCAATGGCGTCAGGCTAAGGATGCCACGCTTGTCAGTGACCACGCCTATCTGGTGCGCAAGCAAATCGTCGGGGAGTATGCGCGCGTACATGAAGACGGTAGCCTTCTGATCCCTGCGCGGCACTACACGCGATCCAGCGCGGAGCTGGCCTGCGTCCAGAAGATTGCCGCCGATGGCGAGAAGCGATTCAACACCGGCGCCGATATGATTGGTGCAAGCTGCCTGCTCGGTGCTGTGTCGCCAGGCGTTCGCCAGATCGGCGTGGCGGAAGGCTACGCGAGTGGCCAGTCCGTGCGTATGGGATGCGCGGGTGCCTTGCCCGTGATGATCACGTTCAGCGCCGGGAACCTGCTTCCGGTCGCCCGTAAGCTCCGTGCCGACTTCCCCGACGCCGAGCTGATCTTCTTCGCTGACGACGACTGGCAGCTGGTGCAGCGCTACACCCGCGACGTCCTGGAGGAGTTCGACGTTGTGGCACCGGCCATCGACGGCGTGGACCATGTCCTGCAGAGCCCAGTCGGCCACGACGTGACCGTGCGCGCAACCTGGCGCAAGGATGCGACTGGCACGGACTACATCGAGGCCGATGTCCGCTCGGGTCGCCGCTTCCATATCTGGAAGTTTGAGAATGCCGGTATCGCCAGCGCTCGCGCGGCGGCCAGCGAAGTCGGTAATGCCCGTGTCGTGTGGCCTGAGTTCGCGGCTCGCGGCGAGAACAAGTGGACGGACTTCAACGACCTGCACGTTCAGGAATCGCTCGACGTGGCGCGCACCCAAGTAATGGCGGCCATTGAGAATCGGCCTGCGGCTGGCCTGCCGTCTCCCGCCCCCTCTCATTTGGAATGCGCGCCTCTGGCGCCAGCCATTGCTGAGGACGATGCTCCCCCGGCCCCCTCCGTAGAGAATGCCGAGCCCGAGGCAATCGGCCTCGTTCCGCTGGAGTGGGCGTTGTCGCACTGCGCGCTGATCCAGGGTTCGACTGATGTGTGGGACTCCGTGAACAAGCTGCGCATGAAGAGCAAGGCATTTGTCACGATGGTCGGCAAGGAAAGCGCCAAGCAATGGGAAAATAGCCCCCAGCGCCGCTCGATCAGCCCTCGCAATCTCCCGGCCACGGTGCGCGGCGTTGCAGCAACCGGCGGGGGGGCGGGGGATGACTCCCTGCTGATGATGCTGGAGCGGTACACGCTGTTGTACGGGACCAAGACTGTGTGGGACCACGACCGCCGCAAGATTATCGGCTATGACGCTATGGCGCTGTCGCGTGGTTCGAACCTGGCGGAGCGCTGGCTGGAGCATCCGATGCGGCGCGAGATCGACCTGGAGAACCTGGTGTTCGATCCGACGCAGACGGTGGATCTGAAAACCCACATCAATATGTTCGAGGGCTTTCCACTAAAGCCGAAGAAGGATGAGGAGAAGGCCCAGTTAGCTCTGGAGCTGCTGTACAGCCTGTGCGCCTCGGAGCCTGGGCGCGATGAGCTGTTCCAGTGGGTGCTGCGCTGGCTGGCCTATCCGCTGCAACATCCTGGCGCCAAGATGCAGACTGCGCTGCTGTTCTTTGGCGAGAAGCAAGGTACTGGCAAGAGCCTGTTCTTCGAAGGAATCGTCAAGCCGATCTATGGCGAGTATGGCGCGACCGGCGGACAGAATCAGCTGGACTCCACCTACACGGTGTGGCGCTCGCAGAAGCTGTTCGTGCTGTTTGAGGAAATCCTTTCGCGGCAGGACAAGTACAGCTCCATTGGCCTGATCAAGCACATGATCACCGGCCGCACGCAGCCGATCAGCCAGAAGTTCAAGGACGACCGCGACGAGGCCAACCATATGAATACGGTCATGCTGTCGAATGAGTTCCAGGCCGTGCCGCTGGAGCCGCACGACCGTCGCTTCTGCGTGGCCGATGTACGCACGGAGCTGGACCCGGAACTGCTGAAGAAGATCAAGGCCGTGCTGGATGATGGCCTGATTGAGGCCTTTTACGCCTTCTTGCTGGAGTATCCGCTGGGCGACTTCAACCCGCACACCTGGCCGCCGATGACTGCGGCAAAAGAGCGCGTGATCAGCTTTGGCCGGCCGGATTGGGAGGCGTTCTACTTGGCCTGGGCCGCCGGCGAGCTTGATGCGCCGTATTGCTCTTGTCTGTCGAACGACTTGTACCTGGTTTATGACCGCTATTGCTCCCGTTTCGGGTTGCGTGGCCAATCCCTGACCAAGTTTGCCGAGCTGATGGGCAATCGCCTCAAGAAAGACCGCCAGTGGGTCACGATTGGCACGAAGAAGAAATTGCTGACCGTGCTGCACGTGCCGGATCAGGAAGGCGACGACGCTAAAGAGAGCTTGAGCAAGCGGTGCGAGCGCTTCCGCGACCTGGCAGACATCAAGGCTCCGATATGAATGTGGGCAATTTCACGGTTATGCACAGGGCATGCAAATACCCTGCTACGCGCAAAGCAAGTATCCATGCGGGCTTAACAGGGTTAACAGGGTTTGCAGGGTCGTTCCCGCGTGCGCGTGTGAGTTTATTGGATTAAAAGCAGTCGAAAAAATCTATATGTGTGTGTAGTCATACCCTGTTAACCCTGTTAACCCTGTTAAAGCAAGTATTCATGCGGGGTTCAGCGTAACAGGGTCAGCGAAAAGGGTGTAAGAGGTCTGATCGAAGGATTACAGGGTTGGTTCAGGGTCGAAACCGGGCAGGGTTTCAGGGCAATTGGAAAATGATAGGGATATGCAGATGACAGCGGTGGCGAAAATCGAAGTGGACGGTGTGGTCTTTGTGGAGGAGCGACGTGTGGTTGCGGTGGCGACGGCGCCAGCCATGCGGGTGATCCCGGTGGCCGAGAAGCAGGAGGTTGGGCCGCTGGATTACTGCCTGGGCCTGTGGACGGATTGGCAGCGCCGTGATGATCTTCGCCTTGGCTTCCGTGGCCGTTGCGCGATCATCGAAAGCGAGAACGAGGCGGATTCGGACGCGCTCTATGGAAATATGGATGACCGCGTTGCGGAGGCGGTTGAGGCGATGGTAGTTAGCTTGCCGCGTCATCTCGATTGGGCCATCCGGCAGCGCTGCCGACTGGCGACCGTTTGGCGCTTCCCCTCCCTGGTGTTTGCTGACGTGCTGCCCGAAGCCGAAGAGGCCCTTACGGCCCTGTTGCGAAAGAATCTTGCAACGCGCGTTTTCTTTGCGTAGAATCCCGCTCAGGACGGCGTTCGTCCATACCATTCAGAAGCCTCGCAACTTGCGGGGCTTTTTTATTTGCCCCGCTCGGTGTTTCCGCAGTGGGGCTTTTTCGTTTCGGCCACTGCATGGCGTGGCGGCGTTGGGCGATAACGTAAAGCGCAACCTCATTCAATCACTGGCGCACAGCGCCACCTGGAGGGCATTCATGTTTGGTCTGCTGAATTCCGTTGTCGGCCTGGGTGCCGACGTGGTGCGCGTCGCAGTTGCGCCTGTTGCCGTTACCGTGAACGTTGCGCACGCTGTCGTGAAGCCAGTTGCTGCGGCGGCTACCGAAGTGGTTAAGGAAGTGAAGAACATCACGGGTTAATCCCGGCTCGAATTCTCAACGGCGAAAGGTGGGTGATCTTGTCTCGATCCGCTCCAAAGCGGGGGATATAGGTTGGTGTTTCGTTTTGGCCCGGCGCGTCCGGGCTCTTTCTATTCGGTGCAGACGTCTGCACGCAAAGGCGACCATGTTTGACATCTCGATACGTTCGAACATTTCGGCTTTGCAGCGTTCTCTTGGTCGATTCGCAAATGAGCAGCTGCCCTTCGCCACGGCCAAGGCGCTGACCGGGATCGCCAAACGTGTGCAGGATGCGGAGAAGAATGCGATGCGCACCATCTTCGACCGCCCAACACCATTCACGGTCAATGCGGTGGCGATGCGCGGTGCCCGCAAATCGATGCTGGCCGCAACGGTGTACGTGAAGGACATCGCCGCCTCGTACCTCCAGCCGTATGAGGATGGAGGCAACCACAAGATGATCGGCTCTGGCCGCACGTGGTTGAATCCAAAGAATGGTATGCAGCTCAACCAATACGGCAACCTGTCTCGGGCCAAGCTCGCGCAGTTGCGCGCCAGGCCCGACGTCTTCATCGGCAAGGTGAAGACCAAGCGCGATGAAGTCATCGATGGTGTATGGCAGCGCCCATATATCCGTGACAATCAAAAGCTGCGAGGCATGTCTCGGCGGCACGGCCTGGTCAATGACCAGACCAATACACGCGGCAGGCTAAAGCTGCTGATCCGGTTCGGCGATCCGATGCCGGTCACAAAGCGCCTCAACTTCATCGAGCGAGCGAGGCAGGTAATCGCTGCCAGCATCGAGCGGGAGTTCAGCAAGGCAGTCGAAGAGGCGATCCGCACAAGCCGATAGGCAGAATTCCTGTCTCGGATATCGAACGGGTCCTTCCTGTGGGTCTTGGTCCCACGGGCACTGCGCGCCCCGATCTTCCGCTACGTCGCAAACTTTTCTAAGGGGGTTGTATGGTAGACCTTCAATCACCCATGAAACAGGGTGACTTCGGCCAGCTGGTCGGAATCAGCCAGCAAGCCGTCAGCGATCTGGTGCGCCGCGACGTGCTTTTCCCCGGTGCTGCCGGAGGGATGTGGTTGCAGCAATACTGTGCGCACCTGCGCGAGCAGGCCGCCGGCCGAGCCGCTGCCGGCGAACTTGACTTGGCCGCCGAACGCGCGCGCCTGGCCCGCGCCCAGTCGGAGCGGATCGAAATGCAGAACGCTGAGACGCGCCGCGAGAGCGCGCCGGTTGTGCTGCTGGAGATCGCGGTCGCGACGATGGGCCGCAAGGTGGCGGCGGTACTGGAGGCAATCCCGGTCAAGATCAAGCGCCGCAGCAAAAACCTATCCGCAGAGGACATCGAGATCATCACCGCCGAAATCACCAAGGCGCGAAACATCGCTGCCTCGGCGCAGTTCGACCTGGAGGACCCCGATGGATCTAAGCGAGATTCAGAAAGCGATACGGAGCGGCCTGAAGGCGCTTGAGGCACCTGAACCAATGCGGCTGTCGCAGTGGGCGGCCAAGCACTTCTACTTGAGCGCCGAATCGTCATACGTCGAGGGGGCATGGGAGGCCTATCCCTTCCAGCCGGCGATCATGGACGCCTTCAGCAACGACGACATCCCGGTGGTTGTCGTGAAGAAGTCGGCGCGGGTTGGATACACCAAGATGCTGGTCGCGCTAATTGCCTACGTCGCGCACCACAAGCGGCGCAATCAGGCGATCTGGCAGCCGACCGATGACGACTCCGACGAATTCGTCAAGACCGAGCTGGACACCATGCTGCGCGACGTGAAGGTCATGCGTGAGGTATTCCGGGGTGGCCGTGGCCATGACAAGGGCGACACGCTAAACGGCAAGACGTTCCTCGGCTCTCGGCTTTATACCAAGGGCGGCAAAGCGGCGCGCAGTTACCGCCGGATCTCGGTCGACTACGCCATCCTGGATGAGCTGGACGGCTTCGACATCGACATCGAGAAAGAAGGTAGCCCTGACAAACTGGCGGGCAAGCGGGTAGAGGGGGCAGTCTTCCCAAAGGAAATCATGGGTTCCACGCCGAAGCTGAAAGGCTTCAGCCGGACCGAGGCGCGGGAGGAGCAGTGCGAGCTGCAGATGCGCTTCAATGTTCCTTGTCCGTCTTGCGGCGAATATCACGCCTTGGAGTGGGGCGGCAAGGACAAGCCCTACGGCTTCAAATGGGTAGACCGCAACCCGGCCACGGTCGGGCACTCCTGCCCGCACTGCGGCACGCTCTACACCCAGGCTGACTATCTCGCTGTTTGGCAACGCGGGCGCTGGATCGCGCAAGACGGTACGTGGATCGATGAAGAATCCCGGTTCCGAAACGAGGCTGGCGTCATCGTGGCGCCGCCGCGCTCCATCGCGTTCTATATCTGGACCGGCTACAGCCCACAGGCGACCTGGGAGCAGATCGTGCGCGATTACCTGGCCGCCGTCGATAAGGCGCGTGCGGGTGACAGCAGCGAGCTGAAGACCTTCCACAACACCACGTTGGGGTGGAGCTGGCAAGAGGAGGTCGAACAGACCGAAACCGAGGTGCTGAAACAGCGCGCCGAGAAGTACGCGCCGCGCACCGTGCCGCGCGGCGGCCTGGTGCTCACCTGCGGCGTCGACGTACAGAGCAACCGCTTCGAGTGCACGACCTGGGCGCACGGGCGGGGCGAGGAGATGTGGTTGGTGGACCACCACGTCATCGACGCCAACCCGGCGGACGAGCGGGAGTGGGAAGAAAAACTCGATCCGTACCTGCAGCTGGTGTTCCGGCACGAAGGCGGCCAGTACCTGCCCATCGAGGCAACGGCTATCGACACCGGTGGCCACTTCACGCACCAGGCGTACAACTTCTGCCGCACGCGCTCGCGCCGCAAGATCTACGCGGTCAAGGGTGACAGCCGGCAGGGGCAGCCTGTGAAGGGGCGCAGCAGCTTGCAGGACGTGAACCATCGCGGCCAGGTAATCAAGCGCGGCGTGAAGCTGTGGATGGTCGGCACTGACACTGCCAAGGACTTGATCCACGGCCGCCTGCAGGTCGAGCAGCAAGGCCCCGGCTATGTGCACTTTGGCGCGGGCCTGTCGGACGAGTTTTTCGAGCAGCTTACCGCCGAGGTACGGGTGCTGCAGAAAACCGCCACGGGCGAGCAATACCGCTGGATCAAGCGCCGACAGCGCAACGAGGTGCTGGACTGCACCGTGTACGCGGTGTTCGCGGCTCATAGCCTGGATCTGCATCGCTACACGGACAAGATGTGGGACAAGCTCGAAAGCGCAGTCAACCCGCCGATTGCCGATCTGTTCGACCTGCCTGCGCCCGCACCGGCAAATGTCGCTGAACCGCTGACGGTGGGCGAGGTAGCCGTGCGTATGAAGGAAGTGCTGGAGCAGGCCAGGGAGGCCGCGCAGCATGCGCCGGCCGTGCAGGTGACTGGCGCCGGTCCCGGACCGAAGCGCAGCAGGCTTGCTGGACTACTCAACAAGGGGTAAATCATGATGTTCAATCCAAATCGCGGCCTGCTGGCCGGCGTGCAGACGTCTGCACTGCAAACGGCGTTGAAGGCTGCGCAGCAGGCTTACATGGACCTCTCCACGGGTGCCAAGGGTGAGTCGTACTCCTACACGCAGGGCGATGGTTCCAAGTCGGTCACGTACACGAAGGCGGATCTGCCGGCCCTGTCGGCGTACATTCAGTCGCTGCAGGCGCAGCTGGGCATCGTTCGCCGTCCGCGTCGTGCCATCGTGCCGAGGTTCTGATGGAGACGGTCGCAATTCTTGACGCATCGGGCAAGCCGATGGTCGCGCGCCGCCCATCAATGCTGCACGGATCGAGCAACGTGCCATATGACGCGGCTGACCGTTCAAGCCAGCACATGGCGGCGTGGACGCCGTTCCTGGGTTCGCCTGACGGTGACCTCAACATGTACCGCGACACCATCGCGGCGCGCATCCGTGACCTGGTGCGCAATGATGGATGGGCCTCCGGCGCCGTGACCCGGCTGCTGGACAACGTGATCGGTGCCGACTTCCGGCCGATCTTCAAGCCGGACTACCAGGCGCTGGCAGCTCACACCGGCATCAAGGCCTTTGATCACGTGTGGGCAGACGAGTTCAGCGAGCAGCTGGGCGCGAACTACCGCTCCTGGTCAATGGATGTGGGGCGCTACTGCGACACACAGCGCAACCAGACGATGCCGCAGATGTTCCGGCTGGCATTCCGCCATAAGGTCGTTGAGGGCGATGCCCTAGGCATGCTGAACTGGTTGCCGGATCGCGTTGCGCCGGGCCGCGCGCGCTATGCGACGGCGTTGCAGTTGATCGACCCGGACCGGCTCTCTAACCCGCAGCTCAAGTTCGATACGCAGTACCTGCGTGGTGGCGTCGAAATTGATGACTACGGCGCTGCCGTCGCGTACCACGTGCGGCGTGCGCACCAGGGCGACATCTTCTCGGCGGCCAAGTCGATGACCTGGGACCGTGTGATGCGCGAGACCGAGTGGGGGCGCCCGATCATCGTCCATGACTTCGATCCCGACCGCGCAGGCCAGCATCGCGGCGGTGCCGGTGTCTTCGCGCCGGTAATTCAGCGACTCAAGATGCTGGCCAAGTATGACGGGGCGGAGCTGGACTCTGCGCTGCTCAACGCGATCTTTGCCGCCTACATCGAGTCACCCTTTGACCACTCCATGGTGGAGGGTGCGCTGGCTGGAGACGACGGCTTGGGACCGTACCAGGCTGACCGGGTTGCGTATCACGATGATGCGCGCCTGCAGCTGAACGGCGCGCGCCTGCCGATCCTGTATCCAGGCGAGAAGATCAATGCGGTGACGGCGACGCGCCCGAACCCGAACTTCGGCCAGTTCGAGGCGGCAGTGCTGCGCAATGCGGCGTCCGCGCTGGGCCTGTCCGCCCAGCAGCTGAGCAACAACTGGTCGGACGTGAACTACTCTTCGGCGCGCGGCGCGCTGCTGGAGGCGTGGAAAACCCTGTCTCGGCGCCGCTATGACTTCGGTATCGGCTTCGGCCAGGCCATCGGCGCTGCGTTCGCGGAGGAGTCGATGGAAGTGGATGATTTGCCACTGCCGAAAGGTGCACCGGAGTTCCACGAATTTCGCACAGCTTATTCCCGTGCGAAATGGATGGGGCCTGGCCGTGGCGTCATCGACCCTGTCAAGGAACGGCAGGGAGCGGTCCTTGGCATGGACGCAGGCCTGTCCACGTTGGAGGACGAGGCGGCCGAACTAGGCGGCAACGACTGGCGCGAGACGATTGCCCAGCGCGCCATCGAGATCGCGCGATTTAAAGAACACGGCATTGCATTGCCGCAGTGGGCGCTCGGCCCGACTGCGGCGGATGCCACCTCAACCCCGGAGGCCCAATAATGAAATTTCCGTTCCTGGCTCAGCGACTGTTCAACACGCCGCTGGCGATCACGCAAGGCAAGGCCGAAGTGATCATGGCGGCGCTGGCCGAGCGCATGGGCATCGCCCAGATCCAGCGTGGCGCGAGCATGATGGAGGACGAAGACTACGACTACAACGCGCCGGGCGACAACCCACGCATGGGGTATGACGTGGTGGCCGAGGTTGCGATCATTCGGGTTGCCGGCACGCTGGTGCAGAAGCTGGGCACGCTGCGCCCTTACTCGGGCATGACCGGGTACGACGGCATCCGACAGAACTTCCTGACCGCCCTGGCCGATCCGAAGGTGAAAGCCATCCTGCTCGATATCGACAGCCCTGGCGGCGAGGTTGCCGGCTGCTTTGACCTGGTTGACACGATCTACAAGGCGCGCGGCAGCAAGCCGATCTGGTCGGTCCTGACCGAGTCAGCCTACAGCGCCGGGTACGCAGTCGCCAGTGCCGCTGATCGCATCTATGTGCCACGCACGGGTGGTGTTGGCAGCGTCGGTGTGATCTGGATGCACATGGACTGGTCCAAGGCGCTCGATGCTGCCGGCTTCAAGGTGACGTTCATCACCTACGGCGACCACAAGGCTGACGGACATCCCGAGATCCCGTTGTCGGCCGAAGCGTTTGCACGCTTCAAAGCGCAGATCAACGAAATGGGCGAGCTGTTCGTCGAGACAGTCGCTCGCAACCGGAACCTCCCGGCCGACAAGGTCCGGGCCACGCAGGCGGTCACCTACATGGGCGAAGCCGGCGTATCGCAGGGGCTGGCCGATGGCGTGATGGCGCCGGACGCGGCATTTCGGGCATTGCTCGCAGAAATTAACTAACCAACGAAAGATGAAGCATGACTAAACAAGTAAAGAAGCCAGCGGCCTTCTCGTTCGCTCACCTGATCGGCCTGGGCGCCCGTGCCGAGGACGGCAAGGACGATAACGACGACAACCAGGATGATCCGCGCAAGCAGCGTGATGGCGAGTCCGACGAGGACTACGCGAAGCGCATGGAAGATCTCGACAAGAAGGAAGCCGACGACGACGAGCCAGAGCCCGATGCTGAGGACGACAGCAACGAAAGCGACAAGGAAAAGGCGGCCCGCGCCAAAGAGCGCGCCCGCTGCGCCGCAATCTTCGGCTCCAAGGCTGCGGGCGGCCGCCCTGACGTCGCCGCTCACCTGGCGTTCGCTACCGACATGAGCGCCAGCCAGGCCATCGGCCTGCTGAACAGCTTTGCTGCCGGTGCTGCAGCGCCGGCTCCCAAGCGCCAGTCGCTGGGCAGCCGCATGGCTGGCGTCGCGGTACCGAATGTCGGCGCCTCCGCACCAGCCGCGCCGGGCGGTGCTGCCAGCTCCGCTGCAAACATGATCCTGGCCGCTGGCCGCGCACGTCGCGGCGAAGCCTGATTTCCACCACCACCCTGAAAGGTAAGTATGTCTCTCGCTACGACTTCCATTGGCGACAATCAGCAGTATCCGGGTATCGCCGCCGAGGTATATCTGCCGGACCAGCTGGTCGCCGGTAATCAAAAGATCGTCACCGACACGGTGACTCTGGGCGCTGGCACGCTGCCGCGCGGCTCGGTGCTGGGCCAGATCACCGCCACCGGCAACTACATCCTGTCGGTGAAGACCGCAAACGACGGTAGCCAGAACGCGGCGGCGGTGCTGGCAGATGCCTCCGACGCCAGCGGCGGCCCCGTCCAGTGCGGCGTGTACCTGACCGGCGAGCTGAACGGCAACGCGCTGACCTTCGATGCGTCGTGGACGCTGGCGGCGCTGAAGACCGCGCTGCGCCCGCTGGGCATCTTCGTCAAAAACGCTGTCTCGGCGGCCGATCCGTCGTAACCCCCAATCCCTGCAGCAGCCACGTCCCGCCAAGTGCGGGATTTTTTTTGCTCAAATTCTGGAGAATATGAATGCAAGGTAACACCTTCGTGTATGACACCAATGCGCTGATTCAGGTTGTACCCAACCTGAAAGTGGCGCAGCAATTCCTGCTGGACCGCTTCTTCGGCACCGAGGTGATCAGCGACACCGAGTTCGTGTCCATCGACGTCGATGTCGGCAAGCGCCGTATGTCGCCGTTCGTCTCGCCCCTGGTGGAAGGCAAGCTGGTCGAGCAGCGCCGCTACCAGACCAACCAGTTCAAGCCCGCCTACATCAAGGACAAGCGCGCGCCGGATCTGCGCAAGCCTGTCCGCCGTATGATCGGCGAGCGCATCGGTGGCCAACTGACCGGCGCCCAGCGCGAAGCGGCGAATCTGGAAATGGAGCTGACCGACCAGCTGGATATGCTGAACCGCCGCCTCGAATGGATGGCTGCGTCGGCGCTCGTTAGCGGCACTGTGACCATCACCGGCGACGGCTTCCCGACTGTGGTGGTTGACTTCGGCCGCGATCCATCGCTGAGCATCGCAAAAACCGGCACCGGCAAGTGGACCCAAGCGAACATCCAGGCCGGTACGGCGTCGCCATCCAATGACGTCGAAAACTGGGCCCAGCAGATGCTGAAGAAGTCCGGTGCAGTGGCAACCGACGTGGTATTCAGCACCAGCGCCTGGCAAGGCTTCAAGCTGGACCCGGCTCTGCAGGGCGCCATCATCTATCCGAAGATGTCCGACAACGGCAACAACATCAATCCCGGTGCGCAAATCAAGCTGGGCGCCCAGTACAAAGGCCGCTGGGGCAGCCTGGACCTGTGGGTCTACAACGACTGGTACGTGGACGACAACAACGTGGAGCAGCCGATGATCCCGGATGGCTCCGTGACCCTGGTCAGCGACCAGCTGCAGGGCGTACGCGCCTTTGGCATGATCGAAGACCCGGAATTCAACTACGAGGCGCTGGCGTATGCGCCCAAGACCTGGGTCGAAAAAGACCCTGCCCAACGCATTCTGCTGATGCAGGCTGCTCCCATCATCATCCCGTCGCGTACCAACGCCTCGGCTTCCGCACAGGTGCTCTAAATGGCAAAAGCTGAAAAAATCGTCCAGGCCAAAGTGGCCAAGCGCAAATCCGTTGACATCGAGGGCAAGCTGTACGGCCCCGGCAGCCTGATCGAGCTGCCGATCAGCGAGGCCGAGGATCTGCTCGACAAGGGCTTCGTGGTCGATCCCTCGGACTTCCCCGCGCCCGCCGAAGAGACCTCTGGTCCCTCGGTCGAGGAGCGGGAAGAGTGATCGACTGGGACGCGCTGGTGACTTTGCCGGCGGTGGCGGTATTCGGCGAGCCGGTGATTTACACACCGGAAGGCGGTACGCCGTATCCAGATCCGATCATGCTGGTCTATGACGAGGGTAACAAGGACCTCGACCTGGCCGGGGGCATGGGCGTGAATACCTCCAATCCGATCGTCAGCGGCTCGCTGTCCTTGTTCCCGGCGTTGCCGCGACAAGGTGACGAACTGCAGATCGTCCGCACGGGCGAAACCTTTACGGTCAAGGACGTCGAAGAGGACGGCAAGGGGGCGGTGAAGCTGCCGCTCAACTATGCCGGGCCGGGCCTATGAGCGGCGAACCGATGCTGGCGCGACGCCAGCTTCGCCTGGCCGCCCAGGGCGCGCTCACTGCTGCGAAGCTGGGGGCTGTCATCGACGCACCAGGCGACTGGGTGACTCAGCCGGAGAAGATGCCGGCGGTGCTGATGCGTGCAACGCGCAGCAGCAAGGTTCCCATGACGGCTGGCCCTGCCCAGTTTACGTCCACGGTGACGGTCGAGCTGGAATCGCGCGTGGTTGCGTCCACTGCCCCGGCGGCGCAGGACGCCATTGACGCACTCGATCAACTGGTCGAAGTGGCACTGTTCACGAACCCTCAGTTCGTGGGGATCACCCAGCGTATCTATGTCGAAACCGAAACCGAGGTAACGGCCGAGGGGCGTAACCACTTCGGCGCAACGAAGTGGGCTATCCGCTGCGAGTGCGTGGAAGCGTTCGATCCGATCTGGGACGCTCCGGAAGCGCTGCAGCCGGTCGGCACGCCGCTGGAAGGCATGGATCTGCATGCCGACCTGGTGAACGTCTATGACGGCACTGGCACTTACCTGGACCCGGAATTCCCTGGTGCAGCCGGCCCGGCGCCGCGCACCGCTGGACCTGATGGCCGTGATGAAGGTGGCCTCTCTATCAATCTACAACAGTAGGAGATTCTATGTACGTGAAACCCGCGCCGGGTCTCAGCATCCGCGACCCGGACCTGTTGGACCTGCTGCCGGAGTCCGGCCGCCTGGTGCCCGACTCCGATTACTGGTTGCGCCGCGTGCGCGACAAAGACGTTGTGCTGACCGACCCGCCTTCGGAAGAGGCGGAAAGCGCAACGCCGACTGCCAACGCAGAGGAGCATGAATAATGAGCATCGGCTTTAAACAGATCCCTTCCAACATCCGCGTGCCGCTGTTCTACGCTGAAACGGACAATTCGCAGGCAAACAGCGCGCAGGCGCCGCAGCGTGCGCTGATCATCGGCCAGATTACCGCCGCAGGCAACGGTGCGCCCAACGTGCCGTTGATGTCGCAGGGTGTATCCGATGCTGCGTCGGTCGGTGGCCCCGGCTCGATGCTGCACCTGATGACGCAGATCTACCGCCTGAACGACACCTTCGGCGAGGTGTGGTACTTGCCGCTCGCGGACGACCCCGCTGCGGTTGCTGCCACTGGCACCGTCGCCTTCACCGCCGCCCCGACTGCCAACGGCACGCTGAGCCTGTACATCGGTGGCGTCAAGGTCGCGATGCCGGTGCTGAGCACGCAGACGACCGCCGCGCTGGCGACTGCACTGGCCGCAGCAATCAACGCGACACCGAACCTCCCGGTCTCGGCGACGACGGCGACCAACACGGTGACGTTGACGGCGCTGAACAAAGGCCCATGCGGCAATGACATCGACCTGCGCCTGAACTACTTGGGAACGCGCGGTGGCGAAGTACTTCCTGCCGGCCTGACTGCGACAATCACGCAGATGACCGGCGGCGCAACTGCACCGAACCTGACCAACGCGCTGGCAAACCTGGCTAACCTGGCATTCGACTTCATCGCGTGCCCGTATACCGACGCGACGAGCCTGAATGCTGTGCAGGCGCTGCTGAACGATGCCAATGGCCGCTGGAGCTGGTCGACGCAGCTCTATGGTGGTGCCTTCGCTGCCCTGCGTGGCACGGTCGGCAACCTGACCACGGCAGGTGTGCTGCGCAACGATGCGCACACCTCGATCATGGGCTTCTATGACAGCCCCACGCCGAACTGGTTGTGGGCGGCTGCGCTGGCCGGTGCGGTGGCGCCAAGCGTGCGCGCCGATCCGGCGACGCCGCTGCAGACGCTGGTGATCCAGGGTGTGCTGGCACCGCCAGTGCAGTCGCGTTTCCAGCTGACCGACCGCAACACGCTGCTATTCGACGGTATCTCCACGTTCACGGTGGCCGACGACGGCACCGTGGCCATCGAGAACCTGATCACGACCTACCAGAAGAATGCGGCCGGCAACGCCGACAACAGCTACCTGGAAGTCGAGACGCTGTACACGCTGGCCTACGTGCTACGCTCGATGAAGGGCGTGATCACCAGCAAGTATGCCCGCTGCAAGCTGGCCGCTGACGGCACGCGCTTTGGCCCCGGCGCCAATGTCGTGACGCCTAATCTGATCCGTGCGGATCTGATTGCCCAATATCGCCAGCTGGAGCAGGACGGCCTGGTGCAAAACGGCGATGCGTTCAAGGCGGGCCTGATCGTGCAGAAGAACACGCAGAACCCGAACCGCGTGGACGTTCTGTGGCCCGGATCTCTGATCAACCAGTTCCGCATCTTTGCGCTGCTGGCTCAGTTCCGCCTGCAGTAATTCTCGCACCCCACCCAACACGGCCGCCTTCGGGCGGCTTTTTTAAAGGAAAGTGATATGGCAGATACGACCAACCGGCTCGCCGGTACTGCGTTTATCGCAGTGGATGGCACGACCTACATGCTGGCTGGCGACCTGAGCTACAGCCCGTCGGGTGTGACCCGCGAAACGCTGAACGGTCAGGACCGCGTGCATGGTTATTCCGAGAAGCCCAAGCAGGGCATGATCAGCGGCACGCTGCGCGACGCTGCTGGCCTGTCGGTCGCGGCGTTTAACGCCATGACCAATGTGACGGTCACGCTGGAGCTGGCCAACGGCAAGACGGTCCTGGGGCGGAATATGTGGACCGTGGAAGCCCAGGAGGTGAAGACCGCCGAGGGCACGTTTGAAGTGAAGTTTGAAGGTTTTAGCGTCGAGGAGATTTAAGCATGAATGAATTGGAAAACAACGATCTGGACGCCGTGGGCGTTGACCCGATGATCCTGGATGAAAAGACGATCACGCTGCGCAAGCCGGTGACGCTGGGCAAGACCGGCAAGAGCGATGGCGTCGTGTACAGCGCGCTGGACCTGCGCGAGCCGACTGGCGGCGAGCTGGAAAAGGCGTCGAAGTCGGCGACGCAATTGGGCGTCGTCCTGAACCTGATTTCGCTGGTGGCGAAGGTACCGCGTGCTGTGGCCGAAGGCCTGTGCCAGCGTGATCTGCAGGAGGCCTCGGATTTTTTGGGCAGCTTCAGCAAGGACGACCTGAAAACTGGCGAGACGTCGTCGCAGAGCTGACCAAGTATTACGGGTGGGGACCCCGTGAGGCGTGGTCCCTCACCTGGTCGGAACTGAAATGGTGGAACCAGCAGGCTTTGCGGATGATTGAGGCGGCGAAAGATGGCAAATAATTTTCAAATCACTATCACGGCGATTGACCGCGCGACGGCAGTTGTGCGCCGGATCAACGCCGGGATGGCGCGCATCACGCAGCCGATCACCAATCTCCGCAGGGCTGCTGGTGCGTTGACCAAGGAGCTGGGCTTCGACAAGGTCGGCTCCGCGATTGGCGCCGTGGTGAAGAACACCCGCCAGCTGGGCGGGCAGCTGATGTCGCTGCTGGGGCCGCTGGCGATCATCGCCGGCGGGGGTACGCTGGCAGGCATTGCTGCGCTGGCGACGGAATGGGGGCGCATGGGGTCGGAGATCTCGCGCACCGCAACGATGCTGGACATGGGCGCCGACCGGCTGCAAGCGCTGCGTGGAGCTGGCGCGATGGCTGGTGTGGGCGCGCAGGAACTGACGAGCGGGCTCAAGAGCCTGGGCGATACGATGGAGGATGCGCTGTATGGGCGCAACCAACAGGCGCTGGTGGTGCTGAATCGCCTCGGCATTGGCATCCATAAGACGAAAGACGGATCGATCGATGCGGCGCGCGGATTCCGCGACCTGGCTGGCGCGATTTCCGCTACGAAGAATGTCCAGGTGCAGGGCCTGATCGCCCGCACCTTTGGCCTGGAGGCGGCGTTGCCGCTGCTGCGCAAGGGGCCGCAGGCCATTGAAGACTATGAGCGCAAGGTGGCGTCGCTCGGCGGCATCATGAGCGGCGTCGCGCTGGACGGCGCTGTCAAGTTCAAGGAGTCGCTGGGGTATCTGGAGATCGCGACGCAGGGCGTGCGCAACGCCATTGGCGAGAAGCTGGTGCCGATCATTGGCCCGCTGATTGATCAGCTGACCGCCTGGGTGGCGGCCAACCGTGAGCTGATCTCGACCAAGGTGGCCGAGTTCGTCCAAGGCCTGGCGCAATGGATTTCTCAGCTCGACTTCAAGCAGATTGGCGAAGACATCCGCCAGTTTGCCATGGGCATAGAATCCCTGGTCGACAAGCTGGGCGGTTGGCAAAACGCAGCTGCAGGCGTGGTGCTGATGATGAACGCGGGCTTGCTTGCTGGCGTTATCAATCTGGGCCTGGCCATCGGGCAGCTGGCGGTCGTCTCGGTCCCGGCGGTGATTCGGGTCTTTGGTCTCTTTGCGGCTGCGACTGACGCCACTCTGGTGCCCGCGCTTGTGAAGGGACTGCGCAACGCTGCGCTGTACACTGCCACGCTCGCGGACCTGGCTGCGGGCATCCCGGTCGTAGGGTCATTGCTGGGAGCGTTGTCCGTGGGCTTTGCAAGCGTCAGCGCTGCCATTGCCGCTACGCCGGTCGGCTGGCTCATTGCCGGCGCGGCAGCCGTCGCGGCATCCGTGTATGCGATCTACAAGAACTGGGACAACATCACGGCGTACTTCAGTGCGAAGTTTGCTGGCATCAAAGCTGCGTTTGACAAGAATTGGCTGGGCGGCATCGTCAAGGCGCTGTGGGAATTCAGCCCCGTCAAGATCGTTGGCGACGCGCTGAATGGGCTGTCGAAATGGCTGTTTGACTTCGATCTGTACGATGCGGGCAAGAGCCTGGTGGGCCGCCTGATTTCGGGTGTGAAATCGGTTGCTTCCGTCCTTCCCAAGTCGGTGCTGAAATTCCTCGGCATCGAGGGCTGGGCGAATACGCCAGTTCAGGTACAGGCGGCTGTGAAAGCACCCGCAGTAGAAATGCCTACGGTCGCCGCACCGGTTACGCAGGCGCCAGTAGTGCCCTCGGCGGCTGTGCAGACGTCAGCACAGGCTGGTAGTACGACCGCTGTAAAAATGCCTACGGTGTCCGCGCCGGTGGTACAGGCGCCAGTAGTGCCCTCGTCGGCTGTGCAGACGTCTGCACAGACTGTGGCTTCGCCGCTGGGTGTGAGGAACAACAATCCGGGGAATCTGCGTCAGTGGGGCGACATGCCACGCGACGCAAAAGGGTACGCAATGTTCCCGACCCCGGAAGCGGGCTTGGCGGCGGCGGTCAAGAATCTGCGAGCGCAGCAGCAGGTTCATGGGCTCAACACAATCGAAAGCATTGTCAGCAAGTGGGCTCCACCATCGGAGAACAACACGGCCGCCTATATTTCAGATTTGGTGAAGCGGACCGGATTTGGCGCCAAACAGCAGTTGAACCTCGACGACCCAACTACGGTGGCACCGCTCTTGTCAGGAATTATCCGACACGAGGGTAATAGCGCCGCGTACAGCGATGAGATGATCAACAAGGCCGTCGCCGCTCAGTTGGGCACGGCTCGCGGTAGCACGCAGCCGCAGGCGGCGCCACAGCAGGTTGAGGTAGCACTTACGCTCCACGGCCTGCCAGCCGGAACGTCCGCGACAGCCCAAACCAAGGGTGGGCAACCGATGCCTGTTCGGGTTGCGTATTCGATGCCAACGGGAGTAACACCATGAGCCTAGACCAACTGACCGGCGGCGCACAGTCGCTGGCCAACGCGGTATCGAGCGGTCAAAACGTCACCAACCGCCTTGCATCCGACTTCGGGGCAGGCGGCAAGGCTGGCGCAGGGGCCTGGCAGGCCAAGCTGCGGCCGGCGTCGTTTCGTGGCGTGCAGTTCACGGTTCTTGAAGGCCAGTTGAAATTTGGCCGCCGCAGCATCATCCACGAATATCCCTACCGAGATACGGTCTGGGTGGAAGACCTGGGCCGCATGGCGCGGCGCATCGCCTTCACGGCATACATCGTCGGCGACGACGTGGTAGCGCAGCGCGACCGTCTCCTAAAGGTTTGCGAAGAGGCGGCGGCAGTCGAGGGCGGCGAACTGGTTCACCCGACGCTTGGCCGGATCACAGTCAGCTTGGCGGACGGCGTCACGTGCGCGGAGCGCTGGGAACGGGGACGCTATTTCGAGTTGGCGTTTTCTTTCGTTGAGCAAGGGAAGCGCATCTTCCCCAATTCTTCGGTGGATACGCAGTCGGCTGTGGCCAGCGCCGCCGATAAAGCGAAAGCGGCGGCAAAGGCGTCCCTGATCAGTGCGGTGGCCGGTGCTTTGAAAACAGGGATGGGCGTCGTGTCCCAGGCGACATCAGCGGTAGCGGCGTGGGCGGGGGCAGCTCAGCGCCTGGTCAACGATGCGACCAACCTTTACCATTTCGTGCAGACCCTGCCGGGCGAGTTTGGTCGGATGTTCGGGAGCAATTCGACTCGGAAAGCCGGGAGCAGCGCGACGGTCGACAGCCTGGTGGCGCAGGGGGCCGCATCCCGTGCAAAGGTGGCGGTGACCGCGACCAGCGTGGCGAACGCTGCTGTGGCCCTGAGCACGGTAGCCAGGAGCGGAATCGGGACCTTGCAGGCGTCCGCCGGCAGTGGCGTGGTGGCGCCAGCGACTTCTAGCGCGCTGTCCTCGTACGTCGATGCCGTCTACGCACTGACGGCTGCGGTTGCCACCGCGGCGCCGTCGCCGCCTGACGCTCTGCGGCTGCTGACGAGCCTGGTCAGCGCGGCGCCGCCCCTGCCGGCTGGACTTGAGGCACCGGTCTATCCGCTAAATCCTGTGACGCCGGTCTCTAACGCCCAGGCGGTTGCCCTGATGGCAGGTGCCTCGGCTGACCTTTTCCGTCGGGCGGGAGTGATTGCGCTGGCCCAGGCGAGCGCGACCTACGTGCCGACATCTACGGACGATGCTGTGGCAGTGCGCCAGCAGGTAACGCAACTGCTGGATGCAGAAATGCAGATCGCGGCAGACCAAGGGCAAGACGAAACCTATCAAGCACTGCATGAGGCGCGCACGGCCGTGGTCCAAGACCTGACTGCCCGCGCTTCTGATCTTTCCACCATGGTGCAAGT